AGCTGGAGGAGGTCTCCGTTCTGTCGGACTCGGACTTCCAAAAGGTCCTGGATTCCAAGAAGAAAGGAGGCAAGTGATGCCAGACGCCGTCACCTACAAGGCGCTCAAGGAGGCGGGCAGCGCTGCGGCCTTGGCTAAGGCCCGCTTCAACATGTTCGCCACCTTCACCAAGGCCGAGGAGCAGGACGACGGCTCGATCATCGTGTCCGGCCTCTGCTCCAGTGAGACCAAGGACAGCGACGGCGAGGTCATCCTGGCCAGCGCCATCAAGGCCGCCATCCCGGAATACATGCAGTGGGCGAACGTGCGCGAGATGCACAGCAATATCGCCGCCGGGAAGGCCCTGTCGATCCACGTCAACGACGCCGGGGAGACCGAGTTCGAGGCCCGCATCATCAACTCCGAGACCGTCAAGAAGGTCAAGGAGGGGGTACTCCAGGGCTTCAGCATCGGCGGGCGCAAGGTCAAGTACGATCCCACCGACCGGCACATCATCACCGGGATCAGCCTCTCCGAGGTTTCCGTGGTGGACCGGCCCGCCAACCCGGACTGCCGGTTCCAGATCGCCAAGTTCGACGGCACCGAGGCCCAGAAGTCCATGTTCACCGTGGGCAGCCTGGCCCAGATGCTCCAGGAGATCGGCTGGATGTGCCAGTCCCTCCAGGCCGAGGCCGAGATGGAGGGCGACAACTCCACCATGCCCGCGAAGCTGCGCGAGTGGCTGTCCATGGGCGTCGAGGTGTTCGGCGAGCTCACCGAGGAGGAGACCCAGGAGCTCATGGTCTCCGCCGCGGGGCCAGAAGGAATGCCCCTGCGCGGGGCTGAAAGCAAGGCTGCCAAGGCCTTGAAAGCCCACCTGCTCAAGCGATGGGAATCCCACCCACACGGCCAACCGGCCGTCTTATTGGAGGCCGACATGGCCGATGAACTCAAGAAAGCGGCCAAGGACGACGTTTCCAAGGCCTGGAAGGACCTGGAGGATGCCCACAAGGCGCACAAGGATGCCTCCGACGCGGTGAAGTCCCTTAAGGACGACGCCAGCAAGGACGACTGCAGCAAGGCGATGAAGGACGTCGAAGCGGCCCACAAAGCCCACAAGGACGCCTGCGATGCCCACAAGAACGCCTGCGGCAAGGCCGTGAAGGCGATCCTGGGCAGCGTCAAGGACGACGCCAGCAAGGATGACAGCTCGAAGGCCGAGGAGATCGGCAACCTGCGGAAGTCCGTGGCCGACCAGGGCGCCGCCCTGGCTGAGCTCAAGGAACTGCTCACCAAGGCGCTGTCGGCCCCCGCCGCTTCCCCCCTGGAGCTCGCCCTGGCCAAGGCGCAGGGCAAGGAAAACCTGCTCCCCGGCTCCGAGCCCAGCACGGAGGAGCTCGACCCCAAGGACCCACTCTACGACATGAAGAAGGCCATGAGGACGCCTCTGCAGTAATAGCCCTTCCCACCCCTCCTTTCGGAGAAAGACAATGGATCTCACCTACGAAACCCTGGACCTGCTTCGGTCCATCCGCAAGAACGACACGGGCGGCCGTGGCGACCTGCTCGCCAAGTCCGGCATCAGCCAGTCCACTGGCCTGGTCTTCTACGACCTGCAGGTCCCGTCCGAGAAGGCCATCCCCCTCATCACCCCCCTGCGGCTGAAGATCCCCCGCCGCCCGGGCCGTGGTGACACGTCCCACCGCTGGAAGGCGATCACCGCGCTGGATCTGACGACCACCGCGGAAGTGGGTGAAGGCCATCGCGGGGCGGCCATCAACACGACCGTCACCCCCTTGTCCGCCGCCTACGCCGGGATCGGCCTTGAGAACCCGGTGACCTGGGAAGCGCGGTACGCCTCCCAGAACTTCGAGGACGTGCGCGCCACTGCCATGCAGCTGGCCGTCTACGACCTCCAGCAGAAGGAAGAGTGGCAGCTCATCGGCGGGATGCAGACCCAGGGCCTCGGCCAGTGCGGGACTGTGACCCTCGCCAACAGCTCCACCGGCACCGTCGCCTCCGGGACCTACTACGTCCAGGTCGTGCCGATGACCCTGTTCGGCTACAAGAACATCGGCGCCGCCGCCTCCGCCATCACCCCCCAGGTCGCCAGCCGGTCCAACACAGACGGCACGACCGACACCATCAACATGGGCTACGGCATCGCCTCGGCCTCCCAGACCGTGGTCATGTCCGACTCGGTGCACGCCATCACCGCCACCTGGGCCTCCGTCCCCGGCGCCGTGGCCTACGCCGTCTACGCGGGCCTCTCTGGCGCGATCAAGTTCCAGACCGTCGTGACCGCCCCCACCTGGACCACCACCACGACCCCGCTGACCACCGGCCAGAACATCACCGCCTGGACCAGCACGAACGACTACAGCTTCAACAACCAGACCCAGCAGGGCTGCACCGTCAACAGCTACAGCGGCCTCCTGAACTACGCCGCCGCCTACGCCAGCAACGGGATGTATTTCTACGACGCCGCGGGCACCAGCTTCACGTCCGACGGTGAGGGCGGGGTCACCCAGATCACCAACATGCTGGTCAGCATGTTCAACAACTACAAGCTCGGACCCACGGACCTCTGGGTGAACGCCACCCAGGGCATCCAGATCCGCAACCTCTGCTCCGCCAACGGCAGCCAGCCCCTGGTGCGCATGGTAGGCGACGGCTCTCTCGACAGCAAGAAGTTCGTCGCGGGCTACCAGATCCCCGACCTGCTCAACCCGTTCCCCACGGTGGAGCAGTCCATTGCCGTCCACGTCCACCCCGACATCCCCGCCGGCACGGTGCTCGCCACCTCCAGCCGCCTGCCCTACCAGGTCCAGCAGCTGCAGGATGGCCCCATCGTGGTCCGCGAGCGGCAGCCTTACTACGGCATCGAATGGCCGCAGTACAAGCGCTTGCATGAGATGGGCATCTACTGCGACGCCAACCTCGAGCTGCACTTCGCTCCTGCGTTCGGCATCATCCAGGGCCTCGTTTAGACCCTGGTCTGTGAAGAAGGGAGGACAGCATGGCAGCGAACGATATGGCGGCTCTGGCGGACGTGAAAACGTACCTGAACGAGACGACCAGCAACAGCGACGCCATGTTGTCCGCCCTGATCACGTCAGTTTCCACCATGATCCAGGACTTCACGGACAACCCGATCCTGTCGGCCACCTACGACTGGTTCTTCTCGGGTTGGGGCAGCAAGACCGTGGTGGTGCCCTACGGCCCCGCCACCATCAACTCCGTGAACATCGACGGCATCAGCATCCCGCTGGTGACGCCTGGATCGAACCCATACCCGCTCTACGGCTACACCTTCGACCCCCTGCGCCAGGAGATTCGCCTGGCCGGGTGCCACTTCACCAAGGGGGAGCAGAACTGCGAAGTGAACTACACCGCAGGCTACGCCAACATCGCCGCGATCCCGATGGACCTGCAGTATGCCGTCTGGGCCCTGGTGGGTTGGATCTTTCGCAACCGGAACCGGCAGGGCAAGTCCTCCGAGTCCGTCGGCGGGCGCATGACGGCGGCCTACTTGGCCACCTGGGCGCCTGCGGACGTGGTTCTGATCCTGGAGCACTACACCCGGAGGAATGTCGGATGATCGCTGCCGAACTGGTGGGTGCCGAGCGTGTTCTCTCCTTCATGGAGCGGCTGCCCGAGCAGTCCAAGGACAGCATGAAGCGGGCCATTCTCCGGCTGGCAGTCATGCTCCAGAACTACGTCAAGGACAGCGAACTCACTGGCCAGGCCCTGCACGTCCGCACCGGCCGGCTGCGGCGGTCTATCACCGCCAAGGCCACCGAGGAAGGCACCACCTACGCCGGGATCGTGGGGACCAACGTCGTCTACGCCCGGATCAATGAGTTCGGCGGGCAGACCAGGCCCCATGAGATCCGCCCGGTTCGGGCACGGGCTCTCCTGTTCGCCAGGGGTGGCTTCATCGGCCCCATGGAGAGCATGAGGACCCAGGGCGGGCGATACGCCAAGGGTAAGAAGGCGGCCATCTCTCGCGCCATCGGCGATGGCTCTATGCAGTTCGCCCGGGTCGTCCGTCACCCCGGCTCCAAGATCCCCGAGCGGTCCTTCCTCCGTTCCGCCCTGGCGGCCCTCACCCCTGAGATCCGAGCCGGGATCGAAGCGGCGCTGAAGGAGGCCATCCGATGAGCCTCACCTACACCGCCGAAGGCATCGCCTCCGCCCTGTTCTCCCAGCTTCAGACCATCTCCGGCCTGAAGTATTCCAGCCGGGTCCTCAAGACCATCGGCGAATGCTCCTCTGAGGACATGCCCGCCCTGTTCCAGACCATGGGGGACCACACCCCCATCAACGACGCCAGCGGCCTGCCCACGGGGTGGAAGTACGAATACATCATCTACTGCTACCTGCACAACAGCGACGCCCAGGCTGTCCCGCCCATCGCCCCCTCCACGGTGCTCAACACCTTCCTGGAGGCCATCAAGGCGGCCCTCCTGCCCACCGTGACCGCAGGCCCGCCGGGCTTCCCTGGCACGGTCCAGGTCCTGGGGGACACCTCCGGGCGGATCCGCCATGCCTGGATCTCCGGGCCGGTCTGGTCCGACGAGGGTCTGCTGGGCGACTCGCTGTTCCTGATCTTCCCCGTCGAAGTCGAAGTCCGCTAAAGGAGGCCCTATGGCCGAAGAAACCGAACCTGCAACCCCGGCCCCGGAGCCCACCCTGGTGGAACGTCTCGAGGCTGACGTCGAAGAGGTGAAGGCGGCCGTCGAGGCCGTGCCTGCCGAGGCTGACGCCAAGGTCGCCCAGATCCACGCCCACTTCGACGCCTTCAGGGAGGAGGTGCGGGCCAACGTCTCCGCGCTGATCCCCACCGTCGCCCACAACACGCTCATGTCCTTCGTGGAGTCCCTCCGCGCCAAGGTCCTGAGTCTTCTGTAGGAGCCCATCATGGGCCAGATTGTCAATTTCGGCGTGGGGTTCCTCACCGCCATCGTGGGCTCCCAGCCTATCCCCATCGGCGTCCTCAAGGACGTCAGCATCGACCTGTCCTACACCATGAAGTCCCTGACGGGGCAGAGCCAGTTCCCGCTCGACATCGCCCGGGGAGAGGGCAAGCTGACCGGCAAGGCCACCTTCGCCACCGTCAACAGCCTGCTCCTGGCCCAGCTCACCAGCGGCGCCACCACGGCGGCCGGCAACGTTCAGGGTATCTATCTGGAAGGCCCCGCCACCCCGAGCAGCAACACCATCACCGCCGTCCACGGCGCCACCTTCAAGACCGACCTCGGCGTCTGGGACAGCACCGCCCAGAAGTGGCTGACCTGGGTCGCTTCCGGCCCCGTGACGGGGCAGTATTCGGTGGTCACCTCCACCGGCGTCTACACCTTCGCGGCGGCGGACGCCACCCACCTGATGGCCCTCTGCTACTCGTGGACCGTCGCGTCCACCGGCGTCACCGTCAGCCTGGCCAACCAGCTGATGGGCACGAACACCTACTTCCAGCTCGCCCTGTTCGAGAACTACAGCACCAGCCCCATCGGCGGCCAGATGGGCATCATGCTGCCCAACGTGGTGCTCTCCAAGATGAGCCTGGGCTTCAAGAACTCGGACTTCACCAGCGACGCCGTGGACTTCGAGGCCTGCCAGAACCTGGCCGGCCAGATTTACTACGCCTACACCAGCGTCTAGGAGCCTTCATGGCCACCTTCAAGATCAACGTCAACGGCTCCGAGGTCGTCCTGCCGCCCCTCACCTACGGGGCGGTCAAGGCGAACAAGGAGATCATCGACCGCTTCGAGACCAAGGACCTCGGTTACGACGACCGGATCGCGGCAGCCGCCGCCTTCCTCTCGCTGTCGGCCCCCGGCACCGACTTCGACGCGGCGGTTCCCCTCGACATCCTGAACGCCTCCCGGGATGTCCATGCCGCGACGTTCTTCAGCCCGGAAGGGTTCGCCCCAGTTCAGCAAGTTCCGAACCCCTGAACTGGGGCCGACTCTCCGGTCTCATCGTCACGACCACGGGGTGGACCATGCGCGAGCTGGACGCCACGCCCTGGCCTGAAGTGGCGGACCTGCTCGCCTACTGGTCCCAGAACCCGCCGCTCCACCTGATGGTCAAGGCCTACCTCGGGTTCAAGCCCAAGCGGGATGACGAAATGATCACGCCCACCCAGATGATGCAGCAGCTCCAGGGATAGTGATGAGCGACCAAGAGGTCCAAGTCAAGATCAGCGCCGACGTCCAGAGTCTCCTCCAGGGGATGAAGGACGCCCAGGAACATGTCGCCAATGCCACGGAGGGCATGAAGGGCGACCTGGGGGCGCTGGTCGAGTCCTTCGAGAAGCTGGGCCCTGCTGCGCTGGCGATGGGGGCGGTCGGCATCGCCATGGAAGGCCTCAAGGAAGGGGCCGCCTCTGTCATGGAGGCGGTGAAGTCCACGGACGAGCTGGCCCGGTCGTTCGAGACGTTGCACATGCGCACGGGTGCCTCCTACGAGGACCTCACCGTCTACAAGAACGCCATGGTGCTCTCTGGCGGGTCCATGGAGGACTTCAGCGCCCTCCTGACTGGCCTATCCCGGAAGATGGCCCAGAACAGCGACATCTACATCGCCAACGGCATCGCCGCGGATAAGGCCGCGCTCCAGCATCAGGATCTGATGACCACCCTGGCCAAGTCGGTCCAGGTGATCGCGGCCGTCGAGGACCCGGGCCGGCGGGCGGAACTGGCCATCTCCCTTCTGGGCGGCCGGGCCCAGGCCATGCTGCCCCAGATCATGCGCATGAACGAGGTGATCGAGAAGGATGGCGTGGAGGGCCTCAAGAAGCTCGGCGCCACCATTGACGATGCGGCCGTGAACAAGATGAAGGCCCTGGAACACGCCACTGGAGAATTGAAACTACAGATCGAGGCCGTGGATCAGAAGATGGCCGAGTCAGGGCGGGGGTTCGCCACCTGGGGGCTCCAGGCTTCGCTTGCATGGAAACAGCTCGTGGACGCCGCAACCTCGTCCAATTCCATTCTGAGGATGATCCCTGGCGTCACAGAACTCCTTGCTGCCGGCGGCCAGGGCAGCCATGCCCCGGCTCTGACCACGAAGGAGGGCGGGGCCCCGGCTTTCAGCGCGGGCGGATCCGCCCCCAAGGTCGGCCAGACCCAGCAGGAACTCGATGCCGCCAAGGCCGCCGCCGCCCAGCGGATCCAACTGGCCCAGATGTCCGCCCAGGAGGAACTGAAGGCCAAGATCGATTCCATCAACGCCCAGGTGGCTGCGGACAAGCACCTGGTGGACATGGATGCACTGGACTATGACGAGATGATCTCCAACGCCAAGGCCGCGGCACTGGAGACCTGGGAGGCCCAGCAGGAGACCGGGAACAAGGAGATCGCCCTGGCGCAGGGCAACGCCGTGCAGATCGCCACCATCCGGGCGCGGATGGCCGACGAGGAGCGGGCCTACCAGAAGACCGTCCAGGGACTGGACGACCAAGCCGAGAAGCACTGGCTGGAAGGTATCCAGGCGGAAGAAAAAGAAGATCGGAGACAAGAGCAGAGCCGGATAGCGATCAACATCGAGATCCAAAAGGACATCGAGAAGAACCAGAAGAAGCGGCTCGAAGGCGAGATGAGGATCCTAGACCAGATGACCAGCGGCTGGGACGGGGCCATCCAGAAGATGCTCCACGGCCAGATGAGCCTGAAGGATGGGGTGATCGGGGCTGCACGACAGATGGAGAACCAGGTCGAGAAGTCCATCATCAACATGGGCCTGCAGTGGGGAAAGTACTTCATCCTGCAGCAGATCGAGGGCGACAAGGCCCACATGACCCAGGTCATGACCAACGCCAAGAGCGCCGCGGCTGCCGCCTGGAACGCCACGGTCGGTATCCCCTTCATCGGGCCGGTGCTGGCCCCGGTTGCCGCCGCGGCTTCCTTCGCGGGTGTCATGGCCTTTGCCGAGGGCGGATGGGACCGGGTGCCCTCTGACCAAGTGGCGATGATCCACAAGAACGAGATGGTGCTCCCGGCGAACATCGCCAACCCGCTGCGTGAAAGCCTGGCTGGTGGCGGGAATCTTGGCGGCGGCAACCACATCCATATCCACGCCATGGACAGCCAGTCCTTCACCCAGGCGCTGAAGAACAACACCGGCGGCCTGATGGAAGTCCTAGGCGGCGTCATGCGCAACGGACGACGATCATGACCGCCATCTT